AACAACAGGTTTTATTGTTTTATCTTCAAGTGTTTCTTTATGTTCTATTTCATCTTCTAAAACAACAGGTTTTATTGTTTTATCCTTTAAAGATTCTGTTGTTTGTTTTATTTCATCTTTTTCTATTTTAAATTGTTTATCTTCATCATTCTCAAGTTCTTCATCATTCTCAAGTTCTTCATCATTCTCAAGTTCTTCATCATTCTCAAGATCTTCATCATTCTCAAGTTCTTCATCATTCTCAAGTTCTTCATCATTCTCAAGATCTTCATCATTCTCAAGTTCTTCCTCACTTTCATCATTCTCAAGTTTTTGATTATTCTTATCATTCTCAAGTTCTTCCTCACTTTCATCACTTTCATCACTTTCATAACTTTCATCACTCTCAAGATCTTCATCACTTTGAAGATTATTAACATTACTATTATCATCTTCACTATCATATTCATTTTCTACTAAAGTTTGAGTATTAGTAATATTAATCTCTCCTCCTCCTGTAATATCAGTTAATTCATTAATAATTTTATTTAAAGGAATAAAAGATCTAACAGCATTCTTAATACAGGTTTTAGTTATTTTTTCAATAGTATTAATGTTATTTTGTCTTTCAATAGATGATACTTTTTTATAAAATAAAACTGGATTTTTCCAAAATATGTTAGATGCTAATATACATACTTTATATAAAAATTCATACCATTCAGGAATATATACTTTTAATGATTTAATAATAGATTTATGTTCAATAATTTTAATTTTAATACTTTTAGAAATAATTTCAGATAATAATTTTAACATATATTGAGGTGTTGCCTGATCTTCTTCAATTAATTTATGAATAGTATTCATTTTACCATCTTGTTTTTGTTTATTCCATTTTGTTAATAATACTAATTCATTTTGAAATTCTTTTAATGAACTACAATTGTTTGCAATATTAACAAAGAACTTACAAATAGGTATAGTAGAAATATCAGTTAAATGTTCTAAATATTCATTCTTGTTTTCTACCAAAACATCAAGTTTATCAGTCATAATCTTATTTAATGAAAAATATAATTGAAATATATAATTATTCGCACATAAATATATCAAATATATTATTACTCTTAAGTTTAACTAGAGCAATACGTAAATACATAACATCAAACATTGAATTATGTGCATTTGGTAGTTCTTTAAGATTACTATTATTTGCGTAATTATATAATTCCAATAACTTGGGATATTTTTTATTATGGCAAACAAAATGTCTAGTTTTTTTCATAGAACAGATTAATTTAAGTAAATTAATTTTATTAATAATATCAGTAAATCCAAATCTATATAATTCACTCATTAAAATGAAATAATCAAATTGTAAATTATGTGCTATAATTCTAGAACAAATATTAAGATCTTCAGTAAATATATCACAAAACCGAGTCATACTTATACCTTCTTTTTCTAATAACTCTTTTGTAATATTATGAAACTGAGAATTACTAACCGTATCTACTTCATTAATATAAAAGCTTCTTGTAGCAATAACATTTAAAGTGTGATCTAATATTTCATAACTAATTTGGATCATTCTAGCATTATTATATTTAGAAGTATTTGTATAATGATAGTAATTATTTGAAGAATCTTTAGGTATTAAACCAGTAGTTTCAGTATCAAAGATGATATACATTTATTATTTACAATTAACGAAATCATTTTTAAATACTAGGAATCCAAGTCCATTTCAATTCTTTACATATTTTCTTAAAAACTTCTTCATTTTGAGCTATTTTTTGTCTACTTTTAAGTAAAGGAAATAAAGCGAGGTATTCTGGCATATCTAAAATTAAAAAGAATTTATGTAAAATGTAAGAATATGAAATAAAGTTTAATCTATTTGCAGGTGCATATTTAATAAATAAAGGTTGTGTTTGCATAAACATATTAGATAGATTTTGTTCTAATTCTGGTGAAAATTGAGGTGGTGGAATACCATTAATTCTATTAATAATATATGCAGTATGTTCATAATATTTATGTGTTCTTAATTTTTTTAATATTGTTCTCATAAACTTAGGTGTAAGTTTAGTTGTATCAGTAATTTTCTCTTTTTTAAGTTCATTTAGTATTTTTTCAAATACTTCATTTGGTATATCAGTGCTTTCTTTCCCTTGTATTTGTGATATCCATTCTCTAAAATGATTAATACGTTTATAACTATAATGAATACCGTCTTTCTTATCATATAACATTATAGGTCTATTTTGTTCTGCTAATAAAACATCTTGATAACCACAACTGAAACATACTATTAATGCTTCTTGAACTAAATTAGTCATTTCGTTATTACAATTAAGACATTTAGAGTTAGTAAATTCACCATTCATATGATTGATGTATTTATTGTCTGTTATTGCTAAATATTCATTAACTAATTTAGATTTATCTTTATACTCTCCTATTACACTGTTATTATCCATTTCAATATTAAGTGCTTCTAAAATAGTATATTTTTTAGGATTAACTTGCTTAACATCAACATTTTGATTAACTATATCATAATAATTAAACAATATTTCTCCAACATTTTCGTAATAATCAAGTTCATTTTCACTATTAAGTTTATCTAACTCACTTGTATAATCTTTAATTTGTTCTTTAATTTCAACGTTAGATAACCAAGAAATATCTGTCATTGATATGATATTCAATTTATTAATTTGTTCGGTTATTTCTTCCGCTCTTTTATTTTTAGCTTCAAATTTTTTTATGCTATTAATATGAATATCATCTAGGGTTGAGATTTCTTTAGTATTATCTACAACGTGTATTCTTTTCTTACTACATCTTTCTTTCATCATATTTAATTACTTTTTGCAAGTTAATTTTTTATATGCTTAATAATTAAAAATGGGTGGTGGATTATTACAATTAGTTGCTTATGGAGCACAAGATGTATATTTAACTGGAAATCCTCAAATAACTTTCTTTAAAGTAGTATATCGTCGTCATACTAATTTTTCAATAGAATCTATACAACAATCAATTAACGGAAAGTTTGATTGGGGTAATCGTGTTACTTGTCAAATATCCCGTAATGGTGATCTAGTTCATAAAATGTATGTAGAAGTAGAATTAGAAAAATTAAAAGACGGAGATGCTATATATAATATTCTTACTGAAGATTTAGATCGTTATGTTAATTTTATAGGTCATCGTTTATTGAAATCAGTTGAAGTTGAAATTGGTGGTCAAAAGATTGATAAACAATATTCACATTGGATGTATATTTGGAATGAGTTATCATTACCTGTTGGAAAAATGGATGGTTACCAAGAAATGATCGGTGCAGATACTGATATGACAAGTTTTACGGATAATAAAGTATATATTCCTTTAGAGTTTTGGTTTTGTCGTAATATTGGTTTAGCATTACCATTAATTGCTCTTCAATATCACGAAGTAAAAATAAATATAGAAATAGAAACATTTAATAATTGCACTTATAATGGAACTGCTTATGTTAAAAATGCAGATGTTCAAATTGCTAATATTAAATCAATTAAAAATGCGACTATTTGGTGTGATTACATATTCTTAGATACGGATGAACGTAAAAGATTTGCTCAATTATCGCACGAATATTTAATAGAACAAGTGCAAATGAATGAAAATACGCTTTCAGGAACAAACGAACAAAATATTGCTTTAGTTATGAATCACCCTGTTAAAGAACTTATATGGACTATCAATGATACTGAAAAAGCAAATGAACAAAATCAATGGTATAATTATACTGATAATGAATTATTTACAGAATCTAATGCTGAAGCAATCGAAAAATTTGGCGACGAATCAAATCTAAAACTTCAAAATACCTTATTTGGTATAGATCCGGATGGCAACAATTCAATTACTTCAGCTAATTTACAATTAAATGGCAATGATCGTTTTGCTAAAAGGAATGGAGATTATTTCTCGTTAGTTCAACCATACCAACATCACACAAATATACCAACTAATGCTGGTATAAATGTATATTCATTTGCGTTAAAACCTGAAGAACATCAACCATCAGGAACATTAAATATGTCAAGAATTGATACGGCTAAATTAGTGGTAAAACCTAAAAAATTAGGAACAATAAGGGTATGGGGTGTTAATTATAATGTCTTACGTATTTTAAGTGGTATGGGTGGTTTGGCTTATTCTAATTAAAATATAGTATTTATATTATTTGTTTAATAACTAAATCGTTAAACATATATGCTAAATTATCTGGAAGATCTTTAAAGTATTTAATAAAGTTCATATAGAATTGAATAGGTTCAATACCTTTTGTATAATACAATATGATATGATATACTATAAACATTGATAATCCAAATGCAAGATCTTTTGTATTAAATTCATGCTTTAATGTTAAAATTGGTAAAACTTTAATTAAAATAATTCCAAAAACAATAAAGAATAATATTTTTTTTGTAGATATGTTAAGATAAATCATATAACATAACATCCAACATACAAATGATAAAATTAAATAAAATATAATAACAGGATTAAAAGGTATAATAGCTAAAATATATAAAAAATACCATAACAAAACATAAGTTGAGAAAAAATCTGTAGTTTTATACATTAATATTTTTTATCTTAACTAAGAATAAAATGGGTGGAGGTCTTCTTCAACTTGTAGCTTATGGTGCCCAAGATGTTTATCTTACTGGCAACCCTCAGATCACTTTCTTCAAAGTAGTTTATCGTCGTCATACTAACTTCTCTATTGAGTCTATACAACAAACCTTTAACGGAAATGCTACCTTAGGACAACGTGTAACTTGCCAAATCTCCCGTAATGGTGATTTAGTTCATAAGTTATACTTACAAGCCACGCTTACTACTCTAGCAACAACAGGAATATTAAAACACTATGCTGGTTTTGGATTAATCAATCAAGTTGAAGTTGAAATTGGTGGTCAAATGATTGATCGTCAATATGGTGAATGGATGTATATTTGGAATGAACTTACTTTACCTGAAGGTAAAAAGGAAGGATTTGGTAAAATGATTAGTAAATCTGGATCAGCAAATCCTGCTTCAGAGGATATTAGAACTGTATATGTTCCTCTTGAATTCTGGTTCTGCCGTAACATTGGTTTAGCACTTCCTCTAATTGCTTTACAATATCACGAAGTTAAAATCAATCTTACATTAGGTGCAGATTTAGTAGGAACTAATGTTAGTTTATCAAATGTAGAATTATGGGCTGACTATATATTCTTAGATACTGATGAACGTCGTCGTTTTGCTCAATTATCCCACGAATACCTTATTGAACAAGTTCAATTTACTGGTGGTGAATCAATTGCTAGTAGCACCGGTGGTGCGGTAACAACAAAATCCAAACTTTCATTTAATCACCCTGTTAAAGAATTAGTATGGGTTAATAAATCAGCAGATTTTACTTTCTTAGGAACAACAGATTTCCAACTTCAACTTAACGGTAATGATCGTTTTGCTAAGCGTGATGCCAAATATTTCACACACGTTCAACCTTATCAACACCACGAAAATATTCCTGATGGAAAAAATATCCACGTATATTCTTTTGCATTAAAACCAGAAGAACATCAACCATCTGGAACTCTTAATATGTCTCGTATCGATACAGCAACTGCTATTGTTGGAACTAACGGTGTAGGTTCAGGAACTCTTAATATGTATGCTGTGAATTACAATGTGCTTCGTATTCTTAGTGGAATGGGTGGTCTTGCTTACTCTAACTAAATATATTAACAAATTATTTTTTTTCTGTATTAATAATAAATACAAAATGGGTGGAGGTCTTCTTCAACTTGTAGCTTATGGTGCCCAAGATGTCTATCTTACCGGCAACCCTCAAATCACTTTCTTTAAAGTAGTTTATCGTCGTCATACTAACTTCTCTATTGAGTCTATTCAACAAACCTTTAACGGAAGCCCTGGAGCTGGAAAACGTGTAACTTGCCAAATCTCCCGTAATGGTGATTTAGTTCATAAATTATATGTAGTTTTTGGAGATGGAGATGGAGACTCAACAAAAGATGCTCGTGATTTACTTAAAAAAGTAGAAGTAGAAATTGGTGGTCAATTAATTGATCGCCAATATGGTGATTGGATGCAAATCTGGAATGAACTTACTTTACCTGCAGGAAAGAAAACAGGATACAATCAAATGGTTGGACCAACAGCTGCATCAGAAAAACGATATGTTCCTCTTGAATTCTGGTTCTGCCGTAATATTGGTTTAGCTCTTCCTTTAATTGCTTTACAATATCACGAAGTTAAAATTAATATTGAATTTGATACCGTTCCAGGTGATGCATTTACAGATGCCACCCTATGGGCTGATTACATCTTCTTAGATACTGACGAACGTCGTCGTTTTGCTCAATTATCTCACGAATATTTAATTGAACAAGTGCAATTCACTGGAGAGGAAACTTTAACAAATAGTGGTGCTTCAGTTAAATTATCTTTCAATCACCCCGTTAAAGAACTTATATGGAAAGGTGTTGGCGGTGGTTGTGGAAAAGCCAAACTTATGCTTAATGGTAATGATCGTTTTGCTGAACGTGAACAGCAATATTTTACTCACGTTCAACCATATCAACATCATACCAATATTCCTACAGATAACACTATCAATGTTTATTCTTTCGCATTAAAACCGGAAGAACATCAACCATCTGGAACTCTTAATATGTCTCGCATTGATACTGCGCAACTTAAATTAGGTGGTAGTACTAATGTAACAGGTGTCAATATCTACGCTCACTCCTACAACGTCCTCCGTATCCTCAGTGGTATGGGTGGTCTTGCGTATTCTAACTAAATTATTACTTACTTCTTTTTATTTACCATATTAGGATATCCTAATACGGCATTGACACCTAAAAACATTGAAATAATTGAACTAGTTAAAGCAGATTGAAAATAATAATTATTAAAGTTCATAAACTTAGACGTTATCCTATTTAATTTATTAACAATATGTGAAGGATTACCAGTTATAACTGAATAACATATCATAAAACTAGATATAAGTAAAGCATTTTCAATACCATTAATAAATATCTGTTCAATATTAGATTGTTTAGCAATAAGTATATTTTCATTAACATACCATGGTTTATCAGGTATTACAAAACAAATTTCTGGTTTTTTAACAAAACCGGAATTAAACAACATTATTCTAATTTAACTTTATATTCGTTAGTATTTTTAATATATACTAAATCATCATTTTTTATAGGTGTATCATCTATATATTTACCATCTTCAGTTCTAAGTTTAGTATATTTATCATTATATAAAGTCCATGTATCATATTCGTTTTTATATAAAACAAGTGTAGGTTTATTTTCAGTAGATTCTAATTTACCAACAATAAACTTTTTCATCATATCTTTCATTAGGGCAGTTTCATCACCACGATATTTAATCATATAATACACCTGTTTGAGATTGTATTTTTTTATTAAAAATAAATAAATAGTAATACCAACAACAGCTAAAATAACTATCGCAAAAAGTATGAGAAATATAATACCCCACGACATTTATATTAAATAAATATATATTTTTAAATAAATGGGCGGAGGTCTTCTACAACTAGTAGCATATGGTGCTCAAGATGTTTATCTTACAGGTAATCCACAAATAACATTCTTCAAAGTAGTTTATCGTCGTCATACTAATTTTTCATTAGAATCTATACAACAAACTTTTAACGGAAATGCTGAATTAGGTAATCGTGTAACATGTCAAATCTCTCGTAATGGTGATTTAGTACATAAATTATATTTACAAATAAAAGCAGTAGCAGGATCAACTGCAATATATCTTCAACCTTTTTATGGTTATAGAATGATAAAACATACGGAACTTGAGATAGGAGGACAACGTATTGATAAACAATATGGTGAATGGATGTATATCTGGAATGAACTTACAATGGATCAAGGTAAAAAAGAAGGATATTATGAAATGGTTGGTGGTAATTCTGCAAATAAATCAGTTGAATTAAAAGACAAAACAATAGATTTATATATTCCTCTTGAATTTTGGTTTTGTCGTAATGTTGGTTTAGCATTACCGCTAATAGCTCTTCAATACCACGAAGTTAAAGTTAATATAGAATTTAATTCAATGGAAAATATCAGAGCAACAAACCAAGATGATGCACTTGCTTCAGATTCTACAATAACCGTTCAAGATTCACAAGAAGATTTCGAATCATTTAGTGCTACATTATGGGCTGATTACATATTTTTAGATACAGACGAACGTAAAAGGTTTGCTCAATTATCGCACGAATATCTTATCGAACAATTGCAATTTACAGGAACAGAAACTATAACAGCAAATACAGTAAAAGCATCACGTTTAAGTTTTAATCACCCTTGTAAAGAACTTATATGGGCAGTAAGACCTGAACCAGATATAACAGGTTGTAATGTAAATTGGAATAACTTTACAAATGCCGCAGACAATAATACAATTAAAGATAATCTAATAACAACAGCTAAACTTCAATTAAACGGAAATGATCGTTTTGCAGAAAGGGATGGAAAGTATTTTTCGTTAGTTCAACCTTATCAACATCACAATAATATACCAGTCAATCAAGGTATTAATGTATATTCATTTGCATTAAAACCCGAAGAACATCAACCATCAGGAACATTAAATATGTCGAGGATAGATACAGCACAATTACAAGTTAAAAGTAGTAAACCAGGTGAATTATTTGTATATGCTGTAAATTACAATGTTTTACGTATATTAAGTGGAATGGGTGGATTAGCGTATTCTAACTAAAAAACATAAAAATAATATTAAAACTTATATAGCAAAATTGAACTCTTGTTCATTGCCATTACATTCTGTTTCAACAACATTAACCCTATAACATTCTCCATCAAAATCGGAATAAAGATTATTGGAAAAAGGTGTAGGTGTTTTAACTATTTTTTCTTTGGTATTATTTGTAACAACAATGTAAATAATTCCAATAATAAATGCTAAAATAAAAGGTATAAATTGAAATTCAAAACTTGGATTAATCTTCATTTAATTCTTTTAACTCAAAATAATTTTTATAAGTATAAATATCAAATTCAGGTTTTTTAAAAGGATATGTTTTAAATAAATTAACTCGTTCAATATAATCGTTAGTATCAGAAGATTGTCTTAAATATTCTGCATAGTGTTCTTCATAGTCTTTACGTTTAGATGATATATGTGTAATATATTTATCACGAAGATCAACTAACATATTTAATTCTTCTTGTTTATTAGTATTAAACACCATACAGTGTTTTTTAAACTCAATAGGAGTAGATGTAAATAGTTTATACATTTTTATTCTCTATATTTATAATTTTCTCGAAAGAACTTTTAAATTGATTATCAATTGATTCAGCTCCATTCATTTTTCCTTCATATGTGTGTAAAGGCACATATTTAACAACTGTTTGTTGTTTTTTAACATTACTAATTTTATTTTCATAATAACCTTGAACTATAACTAATATACCAATAAATACTAATAATAAAATAACATTTTTCATATTTTCTTATTATAGATAAATATTATTTAATCTACATTAGTCATATCAATAGTTTCAACATTGTTGAAAGGATCTTTATCAGTAGCAACTTCTTCTTCTTCATCATCATTAATATCCATACCAAGCATAACAACATTGAGAACCTTTTTAGAAAAATCAACAGGTTTGATAATTTGATATCCGGAATACAATAAAGCACTATTGATAACAAGATCAAGAAGATCTCTCAATGAATTATATTCTTCAGTATCATTAATATTCTTAATTTTCTTAATAATAGGATGTAGAGGATTAATTTCCAACACTCTTTTATTTAACATAGCATTAGTATTATCAGTTTGTCCTAATGTTTGCGATTTAATGATCTTTTCCATATTAGCCGAGAAACCATTTTCGGGTGAAGATACTATACAAGGTAATTCAGATACTTTATTAGTAATTTTAACTTCACTAAAGGTGGTATAAAGACGTTTGATATAATCACAAAGTGATTTATATTCTTCTTTCTGTTTTTTAATAAGTTCTTTATCAGCATCAGTTGTATTAGGTAATTCAATATCACCTTTGGTGATGCAGGTTAAAGTGCATTCTTTGTATTGCATAAGTCGTTGACACATATATTCATCAACAGGATCAGTCATAAATAGAACATCTAAATCATTTTTCTTGAACCTATCTAAGAATGGAGATGTTTTAAGTATATCCATATTATCTCCTGCAATGTAATAAATATGTTTTTGATTTTCATTCATAGATGTAATATAATCGTCAAATGTGATCATCTTATCAGGTGAATTAGCCGAATAGAACATTAAAAGATCAGAAACCCTTTCACGATCACCGCTTTCTTCATAAACACCAAGTTTAATATTTTTTTGATAAGTCTTATAGATTTTGAGATAATTATCCATATCATTCATAGCAGATTTTAACATATCAATGCTTTTCTTAACAACTGCTTTTTTAATAACTTTAATAACCTTATTCTCCTGTAATATTTCACGTGATACATTGAGAGGTAGATCATCAGTATCAACGATGCCTGAAATAAAATGAAGCCATTCGGGGCATAAAACCGCACTATTATCGCTTACAAATACTTTACGAACATATAATTTAATATTATTTTGTGTTACACCTCTTTCAAATACATTATTCTTAATTTTTTTAGGTAAATACAAAATGCCTTTATATTCTATTTGTCCTTCACCGCTAATATGTTTATAAGTATAAGGTTTTTCATTATCATTTGTTAAAGACTTATAAAAAGCATAATAATCTTCTTCTTTTAGTTCATTGCTTGATCTAGTCCAAATAGGTTTATGTTCATTTACTAATTGAAATTCTTTAACAGTTTCAGTAATTTTTTTCATTTTTTTAGGTTTTTCTTCAATGTCTTCAATAGTAACATCATCTAAATTAGAAGAATCAACATTAGAAGTTCCATCAGTAACAGTTACATCTTCTTCTAATGATGCTTCTTCGTCTTCAACTTCTTTAGTTTCCTCACGTTTAATGAAGATCTTAATAGGATAATTAATATATTGAGAATGTTCTTTTACAATGGATTTTAATTTATTAACATCAGTATATTTGTCTACAGCTTCGTCGGTTAATAAGCATTTAATAATAGTTCCTTGTGTAAGATTATAATCAGGATGAATATGATCTTTAAGGTTATCTTCAGTAAGTTCTTCAATAACATATTGTCCTCCAGCATCTGATGTCCATTTAAAATATCCAGAATCTGTTTTTTTAGTAATAATAGAAACTTCTTTAGATACTAAAAACGCAGAATAAAACCCAACCCCAAATTGACCAATTAAGTTGCTATCTTTAACTTTTTCCATAAATGCTTTAGTTCCTGAACTAGCGATTGTTCCTATATTTTTAATAAGTTCTTCTTTATTCATACCTATCCCTGTATCAATAATATGTAATTCTTTATTTTCTTTATTAGGTAAAAGTGTAATACAATTATCTACTTTATTGTCAGGTTTGTTAGTAATACAAAAATGATTATATTTGTCAATACTATCACTAGCATTTGAAATAAGTTCTCTTAAGAATATATCCTTATTGGAATAAAAATTATTGATAATAAGTTTAAGTAGAGCTGAAATATCAGTATCAAATGAAAAGGTTTCAGACATCTTTCTTAGTTGTATTTAAATGTTTTAATTAAGTTTTTATATAGTTTAGTTAAAATGGCAACAATAAAATTATTTTCCTTTACCTTCTGAGATAACTAAAAGTATTAGTAGTATATCTTCTAATAAACAGGTATATGATATTATAAATGCTGAATATGTTGATTATGATGTATGGTTCAGTCAAGCAACTATAAACAATGTAGTTTTTGAATATAAGAATAAATTAACTGGTTATGATCTTGCAACTATTAATCATAATATTACATATGTAAAATGTAAAAAGATCAATAATATTTTATTAAAGAAACACATTTTTAATAGTAAAGTTAAATACGTAAATTTACCTTTAATAAATGAATTATTGGTTTATTTTTTATATTTACGTTTAACTTTTTATTATAATATAGCAATATATCCTTTATTATTTGAACCACTTACTAATTTTTCGTCAATAGACGATGATAAAATAAAACAACATATTAGGGTATTATTCAAAAATAAGCAAAGGCACAAATAAAGTGTTATATAGAGGTATGGTAAAAAGATAGTTGTTTAATAATATTAGTTTCAGCAGAACTATAAATGAATTTATATCTGTATCAAAAAATATAGAAATAGCTAAAGAATTTGCAACAAAAGTTTTATATTATGTAAAGGTGTGCCTTATATTGATAATTCAAGAATAACTGTATTACCAGAAGATGAAATTATATTACCACGAGGTATAGTATTAAAATTGATGAAAAATATAAAGAAAATATGGAATATGAAACAATAAATGGTCTTAGAATACCTGTAATTACATTATATGCAAGTTATAACAATGAAAATTTATTAGATAAAAGATGTATAAAAAAACTATTGTAAAAATTTCAAATTTATCACAATCAACACATGCTTTATCAGCAACTAATATTGCAGGAACATATTAATATAAAGTTTTATATTACTTAAATAAATGGATATTGTTAATTTAAAAAAACTACATTTTTTTGAACAAAACGTTAAAATACCAACATATGAGTTTTATAAAGTAAATTGGACATCACCTTTTAATGAAAAATATAAAAGATATGTAGAACCAGGACTTACAGCAATTAATAAAAAATACATTAAAATAAGTTATAAAAAAAAATTATATTTAGTATCTATAAAAACATATAATAAACTATGTGCAATATCTAACCCTATAAACTTTTATGTTACAAATACTAATGAATATATTTCAAAAAATAATTTAGAAAAAATAAAATCAAAAACTCTTACAACTAGCCAACTAACAACATTATATTTGTATCAATCTCAATTTTATTATGACTATTGGAATAACCCAAATAAATTAAAAAAACCAATACAACTAGATAAAAAAGCAAATTTAAAATCAAATAGCAAATATTACAGACATTTAGAAAATTACGAATTTTTTATAACAAGCGATTCTTTCAACAAATCATACTATGTTATTATTTTATTTGGCGAAAATAATTATAAAATTAAAATAATATCAAGTAATGATGTTAAAATTTGCGATTCTTTATATGCAATTAATTGGGCTGATATAAAAGGCAATGTTCTTGAAAGCAAACATATAGAACTATATCGTCAAACCAAAGATACTAACAAGCCAATTTTACCTCTTAATATGACAAAACCTATACATGAAATACTACAGAAAAGAGATGTTGTTTTAAGCGAAAATAAGATGCATTATTTTGTTCAAAAAGTAATAATTCATCAAAAATATATATTAGATCAATTTTATTATATTACTGCCGAAATTAGTTATCCAAGATTAAATAAATATAAAAATTTTAAAAAAGTTGATTCATTTGAGGTAAATGAAAATAATTTATTTGTAATACCACAAACTAATTTTACTAGCGGAGAACATTATAGATTATATAAAAATAATTCTATTCAACACATTGTTACTGAGACTGAACTAGCTAAATATATATATAATGCAAATAAAAAAAAACCATCAACAATAACACATTACAAATTTATAAATAATGAAATATTTGAACCTATTCAAGAAATAGTATTTTACAGAGGAATGAATATAACAACAACAGATTATAACATATTTGAACAAAAAGAATTTGTATCTATGTCAAGGGATAAAAATATAGCATTAGCGTTTATGGATCTATCATCGGTAATTACACACACACCTATATTATATGAAATAACTTTAGAAAAAGGTGTTCCATATATAGATTTTAAGATTTTAGGTCAAAATACACTATATTTTGAAGAAGAATTATTATTATTAACATCCCCTTGTAAATTTGAATATGAAGAACCTATTTTAGAAAGCAGCACACGTGCATATTTTACTTGTAAAGTATCTATATCTATAGATAAAGACTTTCAATATAAATTTAAAAATTTACCAGATATAGAAAGGTTTAAAGAATTTAAACTTATTGATGCTAGTGAATCTTCTAGTTCATTTAATATTTCTTCTTCACAATCATCAATAAATTCAATAAATTCAAAACAAACAACTGATTCAAAATCATTTAAATTGTCTTTAGGTGAAAATATAGAACCTACTGTAATGTTAGAAGATGTTATAAATAAAAAGCATTATATAGTGTATAAAAGAACAAATATACAAGATGAATCTGTATATATTGAAATTGATAGCAATTATTATGAAGTTAGTGGTGTAATTAAAGATACAAATAAAAAACAAATTACAAATAAAATAACTTATGAATTTATAACAAGTAATTATAATAATTTTGTTTATCTTAGTAAATATTCGCCTATTTTTAAAAAACTTAAATTAATTAAATTTATGATAAAAGAAACAAAAGCAGAAATAAAAGCAAGAAGAGAAAAAGAAAGAAACAGAAGAAAAGAAGAAAGAGCAAAAAAAAAAGCAGAAAGAGCAAAAAAAAAAGCAGAAAAAGCAGAAGCAGAAGCAGAAGCAGAAACAGAAGCAGAAGCAGAAGCAGAAGCAGAAGCAGAAGCAGAAGCAGAAGCAGAAGCAGAAGCAGAAGCAGAAGCAGAAACAGAAGCAGAAGCAGAAGCAGAAGCGGAAGCAGAAGCAGAAGCAGAAGCAGAAGCAGAAACAGAAGCAGAAGCAGAAACAGAAGCAGAAGCAGAAGCAGAAGCAGAAACAGAAGCAGAAGCAAAAAAAAGAGCAGAAGCAGCAGCAAAAAGAAGAAAACAAAGAGCAGAAAGAAGAATAAAAAATAGAGCAGACAGATACCAATAATAGTAGAATAGATATAGCAACTAATTTCTTGATATGATGGTAATTAAAAATAAATAAATAAATAAATAAACTAATTACATTTTTCTAAAAATTTTTACGAGTATCTTCACCACTACGATTCCATTTGGTTAAAATGATATCAATTAAAAACTCAAATTCATCACAATCAACAAATATTTCAGGAACATACTAATATAATTTTTTATATTACTTAAATAAATGAATTTAAATCTTTTAGAAAACGATGATGTAGACGTAACTGAATTTTATAAAGTGCGATGGATATCACCTTTTAATGATAAATATGAAAGGTATGTAGAACCAGGTATTACTGCAATAAATAAACTGTATAAAAAAATAAAGTATAAACGCCAATCATATGTAGTATCTAATAAAACATATGAAAAATTATCATATTTACAAGAATATAGACAATCAAAACCTATAAAATTTAATCTTACAAATACTGCTGAATATATTTCAAAACCTAGATTACAAAATATAAAATCAAAAGAACTTAATGATAGTCAATTAACTACAATATATTTATATCAATCTGATTTTTATTATAAATATTGGAATAAACAAACAAGCCAAATAGAATCAAGCCAAATAGAATTATGTAAAAAATCAGTTATGCAATCAACGTATATATATTTAGAGAATTATGAATATTTTATAAAAATAAGATCTGTTGATAATCATAAAATAATTATTGCATTTAATGAAAATTCTTATAAAATAATTATATTTAAAGGTAATGTAAAAATTTGTGATTCTATATATGCAATTGAATGGACTACTAAATTTAATATTGCAAAAGAAGATATACGTAAATATATAATAAATGTAGTAGAGAATCAAAAATATTATTTAGAGCAATTTTATTATTACGCTGCTGATTTTAGTTATCCAAAATTAAATAAATATAAAAATTTCAAAAAAGTTAGTAGACAACCAGAACAAAATATATGTAAAATACCACCTGAATTTGCAAATTATTTTAAATATTATAATAATGATAGAGGTAAATATATTATTGCTAAAAATGAACTAGCAAGATATATACATAATGAAAGTAAAAAACAACCATCTATAACACATTATAAATTTGATACAGATGAAATATTTAAACCCGAACAATCAGTAGTATTTTATAGAGGTATGAACATATCTTTACAAACAACTGATAAATTTCATGAAAGAGAATTTATATCAATCACGCGAAATAAAATGATAGCAATGGGGTTTATGGAAATGGATAGACAATTACCAGTAGAGAAATCACATATATTATATGAAATAACTTTAGATAAAGGTGTTCCGTTTATAGATTTTAAGATTTTAGGTCAAAATACACTATATTTTGAAGAAGAATTATTATTATTTACAACTCCTTGTGCATTTAGATATGAGAAACCTATTGAAATGAATACAGGTATTAGTGTGTATTATATTTGTAAAGTGTATATTTCTGTAAATGAACTTATACAATATAAATTTAAAAACATACCTGATATAAAACGATTTAAAGAATTACAACTTGATGATTCACTTTTACCTGAAAGTGTAAAAAACTTACAACTTTTTCATAAAAATAAATCAACTACATTTAATATTTCTACTTCATCATCCAGTATAAATTCAGCATATAAATCACCACGAAATAATGGTGTCGTCCGCAGCAGCAGCAGCAGCCCTGAAAAGAAATCAAATATTCAATATGAGACAACTAATGTAATATTGGAACACACCACAGATAAAACGCAATACGTAATATATAAAAGAACAGATGTAAAAGACGAATCTATATATATATATATTGATAATACATATTATGAAGTTAGTGGTAAAATTACAGATGAAAATAGAAACATTATCAATAAAAAAATAACTTATAAAATTATAGATAAACTTTATAAGAATAAGAATTACTTAGTTTATCTTAACAAATATTCAGCTCTTTGTAAAAAACTTAAATTAATTAAGTTTAAAATAATTTATAATAGTGATCTTTCTATGTAAGTAATAGCATCAAGTAGAAACTCAACTTAATTACATCTTTCTAAAAATTTTTTACGATTTAAATAATTACGGGTATCTTCACCACCTCTAACCCATTGTGGAACAATATGATCAACATTTTGTATTTCAGATACACAATCTAACATAGGTGTAGGGTGATAGGTTTGTTTTTCCATTATTTTTTCATTACATTTATCGTAAATATGCGAACTATTAGAACCAGATAAAACATCTAATTCTTTAGTAGGATCACCTACACCTGGACGTAAATTAGGGCAAGCTTGAAACATTCTATGAAATAATTGTATATTACATCTATCTCGTGTTTGTTTAGATTTATCATTTCTTAATTGACTTTCGTGATCGATTAAGCAACTATCAGGATGATTGGCAACATTAGGATGAGGAGCAGGTCTTAAATTAACGTGATCAACATAATAAGTAGGCATTCTTACATTAGGATCTTTACATTCTACAAAATTAGTATTATAATGCATATATTCATCTATATTTTGATTTTTAATATCTTTGGATTCCATCCAACAGGTATCATTATAAATATCACAGTTTTTATTATACATTTATTCTAATTATATATTTATTTTTTTGTAGTATCTTTGGCTCTTAGTTTATCTATTGCTTTTTGTATTTTATTGTATATACGTCTATCCATTAATATACTACGTGTTAAACAACTACTTAAAACAGTTAATATTGATACAGTTTTACTATGTGTAATCTTTGTTTCATCTATAACAATTTGATGAATAGCGTTTGCTGTTTTTTTTTTTGTTTTTTTAACTTCTTGTAATCGTAATACGCTGGCATATCCATTAAATAAATATAATAATTGATCATAAGTAATTATTCTATAAAATGGTTTTTTAATTGTCAAAAAATTTATAACTGAGTCTTTATGAGTATTCCCAACACTGGATTCGATTTGTTCATTAACATTTTTACTATATTCATCATAACCTACAAGCGTAGCTTTTTTTGAATCAATTAAAATACGCAAAGCAATCCAAACTAAAATTTTATATATGTATGAAAAATTATATTGTTTAAAATATTCTATTTTATGTAAAAGTTTTGCTAAATGTTTTAATTTTTTAATATGGTTTCTATTATTAACATCAAGTATTTGAATTATTGCAGTTGTTATACTTTCATTTGTTTCTCCAGTTACAGCACCTAAATTACCAGGCGATATAATACGTCTATCATCTGGATCAATAGCTTCTTGTTTTATACTACTAGCAGAAATGGGTTTTATACTACTAACAGGTATGGATTTTATACTACTAACAGGCGATGATTTTGATTTACTTTCAATGTTATCAAGTTCTGCCATAATTGCTCGAATTTGTCTTGCAATTATTTGATGTGGTTCTTCATCTTTAGCATCCATTTTATTATTAACAAATATATTATGAAGATTGACCAACAAATCTTAAATCATCTCTATCTAAATTGATATTTTTAATACATCTAGAACTATTACCTTGTTTGCAGGATTTTTTATTATCATTTGAATTATATAACCATTGCATAAGGCTATCACGATCATTAGGTATAGTTTTACCCGCAACAGTATGAAATTGTCTTACAGATAATCCTCTTTCATAAAAATCATTAACATCTCGAAAGGTATTAGTATAAAAATTTGTATTTAAAATCGCATTATCAACAGCACAAGGTTTGGCATATGTTGTATCTAAAACATTAGGATTCATAAAAGGATTATTGACCGAAGGCATAACGCAATTAGATTTAAAGTTTTCAATATTATAAACATATTTATGTTGATAAATTACGAAAGTAATAATAGCAACTATAAGAGCTAAAGATAAATAAGATAAATCAAAATTGTTAAGTAAAACTAAAATAATACTTAATATTACCCCACCTAAAAATATAAAGTTTAATTTATCAATAAATGTAAATTTATCAGGTATTTCTTGAAATAATACAGTTGGATCATTTAGCCAAAAAATACTCATTCTTTATTTTTACTATCTAATTTCTTTTTTAATTTAGTTTTTTTGTCCATTTTACGTTGCATTGAACGAGATGAAGGCATATTAGCACCACCCATCATTCCAGACATCATTTTCATAATGTTTCCAATATCCGGACCATCACCTCCACCTCCGCCATTCATACCAGGTAATTTACCCGCCATATTAAGAGCGTCTTTTAATAGAGCATCTTGTTTAAGTTCTCCACTTTTTAATTTAGTTGCCATTTTTTGACTAACATCTGAAATTAAATTACCAATACCGTTATCAGGATCAGATAATGCACCTAATATATCACCTTCGGTATTTATAGATTTTTTAACTTTTTCTATATCTACATCTTCCATTATTTCTTTTGCTAACTTACCGATACTAGTATCTTCAATATCTTCCATAGTAAAACCAGTTTTATTTTCAATAGCAAGTTCTCCAATACGATTAACTATTTTGCGATATTTTTCAGGGATAAGATCATCTTCAATGGTGCTAGTGCCTTTAAGTTTTTCCATAATATTTTTAATATTATCTTCGGTTAAATCGGTATTTTTAAACAAATGAAATATTAATAAGAATTGATGTAATACTGTAGTTTTTTTAAAAACAACTTTAATATTTTTAATAGGAATATTGTTAAGAATGTTAAGAGTTTCGTTATCTTCAAACCATTTATCAAGTTCTTCTTTATTACATTCAACTAAAGGATTACAAATAAAATCAGTAAAAACGGTTGAATAGGCTTCAATATAATCTTTAGATTTATTATCAAATGTGCTATAAAATGCGTGTATTTTGTTTAAAATATCTCTAGCAACCGCTTTTTTTTCTTTTAATGGTTTAGCATTTTTTTTAACAGTTTTAATAAATGTTAGGAAATATTGATTAAATACGTAAGTTGTCATTTTACTTAATATATTTATTGAATATCTTTATATCTAAACTTTTTTTAATGAAGTGCGGATTCACGCATTTTTTGTATTTCAGCTAAACTAGGTAATTGTTTATGAGATTTTTCAGTATCAGTATTACCAATTGGTTTAATATCAGGTTGTATTACATTTGTTTTTTCATCCAAGTTTTCCCAAATAGTAACTGGTCCGGTTAGATAATTATCATTATCATCAATATTTTCATAACTTTGAGAAATATATGAATCAATACCAGAAGGTTCAGATACATCTAAAACATTTGTAGATTGTAAGTTTGTATTACTAGGTTTTAACAAAACACCTTTTCCAGGTAATAGTAAATGATCAAATACTTCTTTACCAAATATAATTTTATTAAAATCCGGTAATAACATTGCAGGAACGTGTGTAATTCTTACATCAAATATAATTTGGTTTGATTTTAAATAATCAACTGATATAAGTTTAACTAGTTTTTGTTTATCTAATGTCTTTAATGTTTCTATTAACATAGTGCAATGACTACATTGATCGCTATAAAATAATAACATTTTTTAATAGTATTAATAGGAATACAGTTTTATATAAAAATGATTTATTTATATCATTAAAATAAATGTTAAGTAATTTCAGTTATGATAAAAAATTAAATAGAATATCTGTTGAAACAGCAGATATTGATTTATCAATATTAAATGGTATTAGACGTATATTATTAATGGATATTCCAATTTTAGGATTTATAGGGAATGGTATTGATACCACTGTAAATATTATAGAAAATACTACAGTGTTAAATAATGAAATTATAACAAATCGTATAGCATTAATACCATTAGATGTAAGTGAAAAATATAATGATAACTATATGTTAGGCGAACATAAATTAGAAATTGAATTAAATGTTAGTTGTGCTGAGAATATAAAAATAATTACCACTCAAGATCTTATTGTTACTATGGAAAACAAACAAGTTCAAAACTTCTTTAAAAAACAATATAAAACAATAACTAAATTACGTAAAAACGAATGTTTACACTTAAAAGCGGAAGCTGTTAAAGAAACTGGCAGAAAGAATGCTTCTTTTAATATAGTATCAGGATCAACAGTATATAATAAACCAAAAAAACCTTTTACAAATACAAAAAGTATTATAGAACAAGAGCAAGATTATAATGAAGGTGAATATGTATTAGAATTTGAAATTATTAATAATACTATATCACATAAATATATGTTATTAAAAGCAATTGATATTTTAATAAGTAAATTATCTATATTAATTGATAAATCAACAATAGACCAATTTGAAAATAATGAAGAAACGTATGATTTCAGTATTCCTGATGAAAATGATACAGTTGGAAATATAATACAATCTTATATATTTGATAATTATGTGATATCTAAGAAAAAAACTGTTGAAAATTGTATTTGCACTTATATAGGTTATATAGTAAAACATCCATTAGATAAAGTTTTAACAATAAGAATGACACTAAAAGATGCTAAAAGTAAAGAAGAATATATAAACTTTTTAGGAATAATATGTAATGAAATAATTGAAAATAAATTACAATTAATAAAAGAACAAGTACAGAAACTTTTATAAAACAATAGAATAAAATATGGAAGATGAATTACCAAAAATTACAATTAAATATATACCAACCTTGGAAAACGCTATAAATATATTTTCAAAAGATGCTTTATACTATTATTTTAATGAATTTTTTGATAATGAAGCTAAATCAAAGGACATTGTAGATGATTATGTAGATGATTATTTAGTAAATAAACCAAAAGGTTTAGAAGATATATATACATTAATAGATGATATTGAATATGAAGAAAGATTATTTGAAAATTATATGAAAATGTATAAAAATAATTTTCAAAATAAAGAAGATTTATTAAAATCTTTATTTAATAATCCATTTAATTTTGAATCAAGTTATATTGATAATTTTATTAATGTTATTCATACAGATAGGCAATTTAAAATAGGAACTACAATACCGGATGATCTTAAGACACTTGAAATTTTACAATTATATAAAACATCATTAAATGAAAGTTTATATTCTAAATTACACCAAATACCTAAAGAAATAAATAGTAATATTCCTTTAACTTTTAAAGATAATGATTTTGATTATGTTAATGATATGATGAGGCGTTATGGTAAAAATATTGAAAATATGACAGACGAAGAATATGATAAAATACCTGAACTTGCTGATAAAAAAGAAAAAGCAATAAAACCTACAGTATTAAATGCGAAAAATATAGTATTTTGGGATGATGATATAAATAAATATATAATTGATAATTTAGAAAATTATACAGAAGATAATATAAGTAGCATATTAAATTATTTATCTGAAAAGAATCTTAATTCACCACAAGCAACTGATATATTTAACAATTTAACAGATTTGTATAAAAACATAGCAGATAATAGTATAGATATTGAAGATGTATATAAAAATGCAAATGATTATTTAAAAAAAATAGAGATTGAAAGATTAATAAAAATCTTTACAGAATTGAAAAACAATAAAGATACTGAAATAATAGAAGTTAAAAACATATGTAATACGATAGATAAAGTATTTAACAATGAATATAAGTTTCCTAAAGAGTTTATAGAAATAATAGATAATGAAGATGAAAATAACATAGATGATAATTATATTGAAATGGGTAATATATTGCGACCAAATATTGAAACAACAAAAATAGACCAAGATAATAAGAATATATTTTTAAAAACATTAATAAACGAATTAGGTAAAGATTTAAAAATAAATTTGGATGATATGATAGAATATATGCAACTTTTTAATGATACTGAGAAAACGGAATGTGCTTTATTTTATTTATATGTAACATTACAAAGTAATTATTATAATAATAATTATGATGATATAACATTAAGCGAACAATGTGATGATATATTTAATGAATTTACAGAACCAATTAATATAATTGATAGCAAAGTAATTTTTCCAAAATCCAAATCAATATATGCGTATATAATATGTTGTTTTAAGAATATAATAGATAATGAATATTTTAAAAATATAACAGATAATGAATATTTTACAACAGAGAAAGATATAGAAAAGAAATTATCAAAATTAATTAAAAAACATCCAAGATGTCAAGATCAATTAAATGAATTGCAAGTATTATACGATAATATTAAAGATACAGTAGAAAAAACAGATACTAAATTTTATAGAAACTTAGTAAATCAATTAAAGAAATCGAATGAATCAAATAATGATGTAAAATATATAAACTTTGTAAATGCTTTAAAATATATTGTTCCAAAAAAACTTAAAAAAGTTAATCCTTTCATATCAGGTTGTTGTGCTCAATTATTAAATCAAGATTATGAAGCTTATAACGATATAACTTCGCATAAAGATAAATGGTTCGAGGATATTAAATATTCGCTTAAGAATAATACAATTAATTACGAGAATACTTGGAATGCTAAAAATTATTTACCTGAACAAATAAAACAGCAACCGATAGAAGACTTTAATTCTGAAGAAGAAGATAATATAGACGATTATAATATAGAAATAGATGATCCTGAAATAAACGAATATTTAAAAGATCAAAGTAAATTAAATAAATATGTAGAAGATAGTGTTACTTCTTTTATGGCAAATGTATCAACAAAAACCGAAATATTTTCGTTAAAAAACTATATCTTAGAAAAATGTAAAATTGTGCAGAATTTAAAACATTTATTATTAACCGGATGTTTAAAAGATTCAAAATATTATTATGAACAAATTGCAACATTAGAAAATAGTTGTTGTAATGACAGTAATTTCAAGAAAAAAAGAAGTGATATGTATGTATATTTAGCAGCAAAATATTTAAGAAATTTTAATTCAGTAGAAAATAATGAAATATACGATAAAATTAAAGAATTAGGATCAAAGGTTATTTTATCTCGAGAACAATATAATAAATCTATAAGTAATTATCGTGAAAAATTAAAAGTTGAAGCAATAGATATATTAGAAAGTTTAGATGCGGAATATAAAGAAGTGGCTATTATGTTAAAAAAAAGTGGTATTATAAATACATATGATGATTATGATACTAATAATATAGATACAAATAAAGATCCTATTGTAAATTATCAAGGTGATGATAATAATGATCAAGCATTATATTAGTTTTTCAATAGGTTCAAACGAAACATAATCATCATTGGTTTCTTTAGGAACAATAGGATGAAGTCCTATTTTATCTTCACCTACAATACCTTTAATATTAATATCTATAACTCTTTCTCTTGTATGATTTACATAAACTAAGAAATTAATATGTTTTCCATTTAATTTATAATTACGATATAATATCATATCAATATCAAGTAAATATTCGTGTTTTTCTTCATCTTTTTTATATTTAATTAAAAGATCGTGTACTATTTGTATATCAGGTGTATTTTCTGCAATTTTATTACTAATAAATTGATAAGCTTTATTGTAAATAGCGGTGATAGTAGAATCAGTTAATTCAGTTTCCCATTCTGTATTTCTTAGAATAATATATTTTTCAGGTGAAGAAGGGTGAAAAATATCAACTAATAGTTCTAAATATTTTTCATTAGAAAACTCATAATAATAAGAATTTTCAGGTGTATTAATATCGATGTTAATACTATCAATAGGATGACGATCTTTTAAAGCATCTGTTTTATTAGCAGTGCTTATTTTATTATTATGAGGTAAAACTGCAAAATATTCAAAGCAATTTTTCATAGTCATAAAATAAATAGTAATAAGCACTAAAATTATAACAATTTTTATTATAGTTTCCATAATTTTATTTTAATGTAATGTAATTATTTAGGCAAATATATAATCACTATCATCATTACATTCTTCTACGTTATGACAGAATGGTTTATTAACAATACCCGAATCATCATATTTTGTATAACTTAATCTTCTAACACCTATAGGTAATTCACAATATTGATCTACACATTTCCCTTTATCAGTTTGATATTGTTTATTTTTACCATAAAAAGGACATTCTTCATCTTTTTCACAAGGTTTATCCCAAATTGTCTCTATTTCTTTAAGATTACCAAAAGGATCATATTTCATATTACATAATTGTTTATTCATATTTGTTTTATCACCATAACAATGGTATTTAGGATCTTCTATTTCAGGATCACGTTTTAATCTAGTAATAAAGTTTTCAGTAGTATTTATGTATGGTGTTGTAGTGTTCTTAATAGTTATTTTTTTATTAAAGTTCCAAAAGCTTTTAATATTAATTTCTTCTTCTCTAATATTTTTCATAAATATTTTCATTCTAGCAATATCAATACTATCAAATGAATAAATAAATAAATCAAAATCAGATATTACTTTAAATACATCACTGTCTTTAGCAACTGATACAATACCAAAATCAACACTATCAAATAAAGGAACTTTAGGATTTAATTTAATAAGTTTAAATGGTTTTATACGATAAGATTTACTAATAGCAGTAATAAACTCTTTATCAGTATCTGATATATATCCTATTTTTCTTTCGTGAATATTGTGTGTGCAATATAAATTAGGTGATTTGGAGATATAAAAGAAATATTTCTTATTATTAAGATGTTCAATGAGTTTAGATTTATAATAAAATAGCGAAAAGAATAAAATAATAATAAACAAGATAATAAATAACTTTATCATTTGTTTATAATAAATAAAATGCTTAGAATTTTGATTACCTTATTAATTTATATAGTTATTTTAAGTATATTATATTTGTTTGAACCTTCTTTAATGTTTGAAGAAACTGGAAAATTAAAAACAATAGGATATGCTGATGAAAATAGATCTTTATTTTCTATTTATTTATTAACACCTATATTAATATTATTTATATATATAATTACATTAGTTATATGGCGAAATTAACTTTTATTACAATTGATTTTAATGAAACAGAATTAATAGAATATGAAATATTATATGTGGAAAGGTTTAGTGAATTAAATCAAAAAATAATAATGGCAACAAGAGTATCCGTGCTTGAATGTATTAACAATTTAACTAAAAAAAAGCTAATAATGATAAATGACAATGTAATAAATGAAAAAGGTTTTTGGTCTTATTTAGAAGATATTAAATACGATATAATTATATATATTAAAGTTAATTATATAGAAGATATACCTTCTAATTTACTTAAAAATTCTACAATATTAGTTGAAGAAACTACAATACAATTAAAACGAAAAATAAATCGTAAGGTTATACATAAATATCGAGCATTTATGTTAGATTTAAGTTATATAGAAGCTTTTGTTAAAATGGATGATACAATATTAGAAAAGTTGAAAAGAAAATATCTATTATGATATAATAAAGGTATATAGCTATGGCGGATAAAGAAGAACCTGAAGACAAACGTCAAAAAGAAGAAGAAGAAGAATCACAAGCTGATAAAGCAGTAAATATAGCATCTGGGATGACAAATAATGCAGTAGAAGGTGTAAAAAACATAGCATCTAATACAGTATCTAAAGTTAGTGAAGAAACAAGTGCTGCTATTGAAAAAGCAACAGAAATGTTAAGTAATCCAAGTGTATTATATGGTCTTATAGCTGTAATTGTAATTGCTGTAATATGTGTTGCTGTTGTATATTATTTTATTGCTAATGCGGTGTTTAATAAAAAATCAATTATAATTGAGAAAACTAAGTTTCCTATTAAAGGTAATGTTAAAAGTGTTATTATGATTGAAAACTTTCCTTCAAGTGGTAATGGTCTTAGAAGAACTTACACCTTTTGGGTATATGTAAATGATGTTAATAATGCGGGTGGTAAACCTAAACATATCTTTTCAATTGGTAATGATAGTTCTGGAGGTAATATAACTGACAAATCTCCTGTTGTTGTTCTTAATAATTCTAAATTACATATATGTTTCCCGACTACTGATCCAGATGTAAACAATGCTCCTGAATATATTGATCAAATTGGTACTACTGGCAAACCAGCCAATACAGTATCATTTGACTATTTACCTATGCAACGATGGGTGCATATTGCGGTAGTAATAACAGATGATTATCAAGGTTCAACTGTAAGTTTATATATGGATGCACAATTAGCTTCATCTACTACTGATGGAAAAGATGGTACAATATTAAAAGGTTTTAAATTAGATACAACAGGTAGTTTAATAGTGGGTGGTGATAATAGTGCTACTTATGGTTTTAATGGATTATTAAGTAAAGTAGGTATTCATAATTATGATCTAAATAGTCGTGATATATATAATATTTATAGCGAAGGACCTATTGACGGTCTTCTTGCTTCTCTAGGATATGGAGTAAGAGCACCACTTTATAAGTTAGCGGATTAATATATTTTTTATCTATTTCTTAAATTAAAATGATATATGTATTAATTCAAATAATAATTGCAATTATTTTAATTGTTTTAATGGGTGTATTAGCTTATGGTATATATAATAAAAATGCAAGAGAAATATTACTTGATATAATGACCCCAACAACAATTAGAAAGAAAACCAAAATACTTGATGGTGTATATGAATATAAAATTGGACACAATGTAACATTTAATACACGAGATAAAAGTAAAGGAACTTATGTTGATTTAAGTCCTTCAATAAATCAAAAAGGTGGTTCAGTTTATACTTATAACTTTTGGTTATATTTTCCGGAGAGTGTTTCTAGTGTTAGTAATACTCAAACATTAGTATTATTTAACAAAGGAAGTGATCAGTTAGTTAAATATAGTAGCACTTATAGATGTGATACAAATGAAGAAAAAGGTTGGTTTTTAGTAAAAAATCCATTAGTTCGTTTGGATACTAATGCTAACAATAAAATAGATGCAATAATAGTAGAGTTTAATAGTATTGAACGCCCAGATGTATTTCACGCAGGTGCAAATACAGGAGACAAAATTTGCACAGGAGATATGGTAGATAAAGATAATAATTTAATTGGTATTAAAGAACTAGCAAGCAGAAATGATTTACGAAAACAATGGAATATGATAACTATAATAGTAAGTGAAACATCACCAGATGATGATGTTTTTGTAAGTTCAAATCAAGCAGTTGTAAAACTATATTTAAATGGTTATGCATATTTAGATAAAGATGGAGAATTAGCAGAAAAATCAACAGCAATGAAAGTTAATAATAGCGACTTACATATTGGAACTACATACAAAGACGCAGCAGATAATACCGTTTTACCTACAGGAACAGATGGTCATTCTACCGAAGTAGGAATATCAGATCTAACGTATTTCAATTATGCTTTAGAAGATAAAGAAATTGTTAGTTTATTTAAAGAAGGTTGTAAAAAATCAACAGCTTTAATACCAACAACATCAACATTTGACGATGGTCCAGAAAAAACTGAAGCTTCTTTAGAAATAAAATCTCATGAGCATCCAAGTTCTCTTTAAAAGTAAATCCTTAATTTATTTTTTTATAATAATTATTTTAGTTTAAAGGTGTAAAAGATATAATAAATAAATAATGCCAGTGGCACCATTAATTCAATTAGTATCAATAGGACAAGTAGATCAATATTTGTCATTAACACCTCAATTAAGCTATTTTAAATATGTATATAAACGTCATACACGTTTTGCTTTAGATAATTTAAAATTAAGTTTTGATAGTACTACTGTTCCTACATTAGGTAAAGAGAATAAATGTATAAAAAAGATAGAACGACACGGTGATCTATTAAGTAATCTAACATTAGTTGTAAGAATACCAGAAATAAATATACCAGAAAATAAAGATTATAGATTTAGATGGGTAGATAATTACGCAACTTTATTAATTAAAAAAGCCGAATTATTTGTAGGAAGTCAAGGAGTAGCTATAAATACATTGTATGGTGAATGGATGGTAATATGGAATGAACTTACTATGCCACCAGAAAAAAAACATAAATATGATATTATAACTGAAAATGTAGCAAGTTCTTTAAATCCCCGAACATCAAATAAACAAATAACGATAACAAAAAATAATCAAATAACGTATGAATATTATCCTGAAAATCCTGCGATAAAATCAAAACGCATTGGTATCCCTTTACCTTTTTATTTTTCTAAAAATCCAGCATTAGCAATTCCTCTATGTGCTCTTCAAACAAGTGAAGTAATATTAAGTATAGAGTTTGAGGACGTAGAGAAATTATATCAAGTTTATGATAAAAACTACGATAATGGAAAGGAAAAGGATAAACCAAAAGGATCATATGTAAGTCCAAATATACATCCAGATCCAATAACAATAAATACATTTGTTGCACCAGAACAATTAGATTTAGATGCACATATAGAAGCACAATATGTATATTTAAATGAAACTGAAAGAAAACTAATAACAGTAAATCGTCGCAATAATGTATTTTTAGTAGAAAATGTTCAAAAACGTGATAAACAAACAACAAGTATAAAAACTACAATAGATTTGGATCTAAATACACCAATAAAAGAGATGATTTGGGTATTAAAAGATACAAATAATAAAACTAATTTTAATTTACAAACAACATATACATATGATAATAAAGAAATATTAAAAAATGCTAAAATATTATGGAATCGTTCAAATGAGCGTGTAGAAGAGAAGGATGCAGTATTTTTTAATAAAATCCAACCGTATATACATCATAGTAATGTGCCAAAAGAGGGTATATATTGTTATTCGTTTGCTTTAAATCCAGAAAAATGGCAACCAACGGGTTATTATAATCCAGGTGGTAAATTTCCAATAAATACGTCATTAGTGTTGGAGATAAACGAAGAGGTAAAGAATCGTGAATTTGATATAAATGTGTATATATTACAATATAATATATTTGAAATAATAGGTGGTATGGGAGGTTTTAAGTTCAGTTAATTATATATTTTAAAAGATAAATATGGAAGTATTTACTTTAATAATTTTTATTGTAATAATATATTTATTATATATTTTAATAAATACAATATCATCATTAAGGAGTGAAGTATATGAAATGAAAAATAAATGTATAAAAACCGTATATAATAATGATAAAGATAAATTGCAAAATACGGAAGCATTGGATATTAAAAAAGATATAGCAGATAAGTATAATTTTTTTACTAATCTATTTAAAAAAATGATATAAACACTTATTTTTATTATAGCATAACATAATGCCTAGAAAAAAAGCACCAAAAGAAGAACCAACAAAAAAGAATATTGATGAAATTTTAGGTAATACGGAATTGAATGAAAATACTATTATAAGGCTACCATTAACTGATAGTTATTTACGAGATGATATTGATAAAATAGCAGAACCTACCGGTTATGATAATGGTAATTTAGAAAGTTTTTCAGAAATAACACAACAAGAACCATTTAAAAAATCATTGTGTTTGTGGTGTAGACACAGTGTAAATGATTTTGAATGTGGTATGCCTATACAATATGATTCATTAACAAATCATTATACATTATATGGTAATTTTTGCTCTTTTGAATGTGCATCAGCATATAATTTTTCAAAGAATACCCGTAGTGATCGTGTATGGGATATAAATAATATGATAAATATGATGGCAAAATCATATGGTTATGAGACACCAATAAATCCAGCTCCAAGCTATGAATTATTGGATATATTTATGGGAACTATGGATATTAAAGAATTTAGATGTGTTCATAAGAATACAGATCAGTTTTATGCGGTAAATATACCACCACATTCTTATGTTCCATCTGTAGCAGAAATATTAAATACATCATATATTAATAATAAAAAGAATACTAAGAATATTATAGAAAAAATGATATAAACTTTTAATTATTGTTAATACAATGGAATTATATATAACAAAATATCGTATATCAACTATAACAAGTAATGCAAAATTGTTGATAAAAGATAATGAAGATCGTTTGGATATTAATATAATTGAATTATTTAACAATATAACAATTAATAGTGATGACAAAGCAGAAACTTTTGTATATACATCTAGATTTGAAAGTAAAGATAGCACAACTAAAATAGTAAGAGGTAATTATATTAAAAAGAAAAGAACTATACAACACAAAAGAACATTTGATAATCAAATATCTTTTGTATATAAATTAGCAGATAATTATTATGTAAATGTTAAAGTATTTCAAAATGGTAGTTTACATATAACAGGTAGTAGAACTATTGAAGATATTAAAATACCATTAGAAAAACTTGTAAAAGAAATTAAAGATAATAATATTAAAATACTGGAAAATATTGATAATTTAGAATATGGAAATATTCAAATATTAATGATTAATACAGATTTTAAGATATTTAAAGATATTGAACATACATCAAATTTTGCGATTAAACGAAGAACTTTACATACAATATTGATAAATGATTATAATATGATAGCAAGATTTGATCCATCAACATATCCCGGTGTTAAAATTGAATATTGGTGGAATAATGCAAATAATGTAAGAGATGCTTCAACACATTATGATATAAGAAATGTAAAATCAAAAGCTAATGTTAAAGACGGCATAAAGAAAATAACAATAGCGGTATTTGAGAGTGGAAGTATATTGATAACAGGGGCAATTACTATAGATCAAGTTGATGAAACATATAAGTTTATATGTGATATAATTGAAAAAAATAAAGACCAGATATATTTTAACATTTAGATTCTTCTTCGGTATTATTACCTAATCTAGTATAAGCGGGATTATGAGTTTTAGCATAAAACTGTTTCATATATTCAGAAGATGTTGGAGTAATATGAGGTGGTGCCCAATCTTCCGCAATATTAGCCGCATATAAACCTAAACCCGGATCAGGAGATTTTAATTTAATATTATTTAAAGCATTCTTATTACAATCTAAGAAACTGAATTGAAGAACAGACATTTTTATTATTCTAATATAAAATAAAATGTCTTCGTCTTCTGTAGATGGTTTAAGCAACGAAGATATAATAAGAACAGTTAAAGAAATAAGATCAAGAAAAGATGAAATAAAAGAAGAAGAATATGAATATTTTAAAACTCGATATAATCATTTATATAAAATGATTACTGATAAAGATATGGATTTTGATGAAGAAGCATTTTATACAATGTTAAAGCAAAGAAGTAAAGTATTGTCAGGAGAGAAAGATATTAAGACCGGTTCAGAAGAAATAAGCACTAAATTTTTTAATAAATATCATCCGGATCTTAAATAATTGTATAATCTTAAAAGATTTTATATGATCTTAAATAATTTTAATGATCTTATATAAAGCTATAATGATTTTATGAAGACAATGATGAGTCTTAATAATATTATAAATAAAACAAAAGAAATTAAACAACCAAATATATCTTGGAATAATACATTATTACAAGTATTACGTGAGAATCATTATTGGCCAGCAATTCAAACAAAAAGATTTTATTCAAATAATAATTTAATATTATTACATAATACTTATAAAAGAAAAGATGTTGAATCATATATTGATTTATATAATGAATGTCGTAGTGTGATCTTAGATTTTTCTTCACCAAATGTAATACTTTTTAAAGCATCTAGCACTCCTGAAACTTTAAAATTTGAAGATGCTATTGATAAATACGATGATACTCTAGAATGTAATATAGCATATGATTCAACTTTAGTTTATGCTTATTATTGTAATAATTGGATATTTAGCACAAATACTTGCACAAATATAGATTATTCAAAGTTTAACCATCCTACAAAAAAATATGGCGAAATGTTTAATGAAGCATTACCTATAAGTAGAGAAGAATTAATGCAAAACTTAGATAAAAACATTGTATATACATTTGGTATTATACATTATGAAAATAAAAAATATATAAATTATACGAATGAATTTGGTGAGAATTATAAAAAAATAATGTTATTAGATACAAAAGAAAAATATACAGGGATAAATGTAGATATAACATTAGATTTTGGTATATTAAATCCTAAAAAAATAACTTTAAAAGAAGGTTATCTATTGAATAATATTTATGGATTAATATTTGAATATAATAATAAAAGGTATAAAATAACACCTAATAATATAATTTTTCAAGAAGAAACTGATTTTGGTTATCCAAATGTATGGCGTAATATGATATGGATATATCAAAAAAATATGGAAGATTTTCATATATCTGATTATATTAAGACCTATAATAAAGAAATAGATTATCCATTAGATAATAATGGTGAAAAATTAGATCCTACATATTTGATACATACAACAATGATTTCAATGAGAGATATATTATATAATTTATATACAACTACTACTGTTTATTTTAAACAATATAATAGATTTAAAATGTCAAAAGATATTGACAGTAAATTACCACCAATTTTACAATATCATTTAGCACAATTAAGAAGACAACAAATAACAATATATGTTGAAGATACGATAACTGATAAAGAAATATTTTATTATTTATGTTATAGTAATCCTATGAAAAATATAATAGCATTAATTAATTTTTTTGCTACAAACTCTGGTTATGATATATTACCAAGATCATCACAATGTATAACAATATTAAATAATTTATTGATCTAACGTTTTTCAAAAATACACCATCTATTTAAAAAACTAAATCTTTTTAAATTTGCATCTTCATTAAGTGTATCAATTGTAGTTTTATCTTTTATTTGTTGATTTGTTCTCTTATTTTCAGGAATATTATTAATTTCAGCTTTTTTATTATTAAAAGATTCTTCAAATGTTTCTGATTCCACAAATTGAATGTTAAATCTTGATAATTTAACTTTTAATGTGTTAAAATCAACAAGATTTTCTGAAATAAGTCTTCCTGTATTTTCAATAAATACATCAATTTTTTGATTATAAACAACTGATGTATTTATATTATATTCTGGATTACGTATAATAGCCCAAACAGTTGCATTAGATACAGGATCTTTACCTATTGCTTTACCATCTGGTTCTAATATTTTTTTTACTAAATCTTTATCCATAAAGGTTAAAATAAACTTACCTTTTTCAGCAATATTTTCAGCAACATTTTTAATAAATCCATTTAACTTCTCGTCATTGTCAAAAAAATAATGAATTGAAAACATACACGATACAACATCAAATTTTGTTGGAAAGCTTCCAATTTTATTAAACTTGGCGTTTTTATTTTTATCAAATATATATTTTAATAATTCTTTACTTTCAATATCAATATTATCAGATGCTTTACCAGTTCTAATTGATTTAGAACAATCACCAGCTACAAATAATATTTGTTTGGTATAAAGTTTATAATACTTTTTTAAATTAAGCAATCTACTATAAGCACCCGATCTAGCATTAGTAATATTATCTAATGTATAATCAATACCTAACACCTTAGTAAAATCATTTGCTATCCATCTGTTTAAATCAGAACCTTGACCACAAGCTAATTCTAATAAAGATTTATTTGTAGTATCTACAGCTACTTTATATAAATCTGATTTAATAATGTGATTATGAAATTGATTCATTTTACTAGAAATTAAATTATTTGACGCTATTGATCTTTTATAATAAACATCTAAACCAGTCAAATATTTTTTAATATTTACATTTAAATCTTGATCCCCACATATCATATCAGTTGATACTTCATTTGTTATAGAACGCCAAATATTCATAGCAACAAAATAACTATTTGCAGTTTTAATTAATTCACCTTTTCCAAAATTATAGATTTTATTTTTATCGTGTCTTATACGTAGCGGTTTCCATCTTTTTTTATTTGAAATCAATATTGAATTATCGTAAGCAAATTCAACAACTGAATTATTTAATATTTCTTCGTTTTTAGGTGTAAAGCATTTATTATTAACAATTTCAATATAAACAGATTGTGGTATATCATCAATTGTAAATTGTCTTAATGAATAAACATTTTTATTAACTGTTCTTTGTGTTTCGTACATATATTTTATTCCATTAACAACTGAAATAGGTTCCATATCCATACTATTAAAAACTACATTCAATGTATATTCTTTATACACTTTACCATCTGAATGTAATTTATGTTTACTTTGTTCAATTACTATAAAATCAATTGTATTTTCAGCTGGCGGTTTCCATTTTAGAACTTTATCCCAACTTAAACTATTAATATTATGAACTTCTACTGGTTTATTTGCATAAGCACCTAATACTGGTATTTTAGTAGGTGTAAATATTAATCCATCAATATGATAATCATATGTTTCTTTATTTAAAATTTCATTACAGTTTTTTAAAATATTATTTGATGTTAATTGTTTTTTAACAATAATATCATGACTATTAAAATTACTACTAGATTCTATAAATTTGTTCATATAATTATATCGAGATTCAACACTATTATCGTCCAATAATGGTAAATGTGTAATTTTTTTATTATCATAATAATAAATATCAAATATAGCAAAAAGATCTTTGGAATTATTTAATAAACGATCTTGGCATAATACAAGTTCTCCATCTAACAAACAATTTTTTAAGGTTGTAGTTATATTACATCCTCTAACTTGCTTATTTGAGGTTTCTATTAAGAAAGCTTTAGACTCATTATTTATATATAATAGAAATCGCAATCCATCTGCTTTCTCTGTTACAGCATAATTCTCAAAAATTGAAGTAGTTATACCATAAGATTCTTTAATAGATGCTAAATTATGTTTCTCTAATGTAGCCGGTTTTGGTGCAAACATTACAATATTATCATTTAATTTAGCATTACTAGAAAATATTGATCGTATTAAAGTCATATATTCTTTAAGAATATTTTGTTGATAGTTTTTTCTTAAAGGTAATATGTTGCTATCTAGCATAAAATGTAATTGGCGTATATAACGTTCTTCATCCAATTTTTTATCAGAAATTATTGAATAAACATATTTAGGACTTTTAGTATTTAATGAAATATCTTTAAAAGATACATCACGTTGATTACTTGTTGTAATTATCTCACATTTATAATACAAATCTAATACTTTTTTATTTGTATAAATTAATTCTTTTTTCATTTGAAATTGTTTTATATCATCTGTAATGCTATTTTCAAAACCTTTTATTTCTTCTATTTTAATTTCTTTAATTGAAGTTAGATAATCATATTCATCATTAATATTGTCTGATTCAACAGTTGTTGTATATTTTTTTATATATTCGTTTTTAGGTATTATACCTGTTTTACGATAAGTTTTAATTTGATTTTCATCTGTTATTGTGTATGTATCATTGTCTATTAAAATTTCTAGAAAACTATTAGATGTTGATAATGAAAAATCACCATTAACTAAGAATCGATGAGCATTATTAAATAAATTAAGATCGTCGTTTTCTAATAAAATAATATGCATTTATTATATTAGTCATCTTATAATCTTAAATCATTTTTTAATAATAAATCTGCTATTATTAGTATAACATATATTTTGTTTTCGATATTCAAATGAAATATCAAGTAAAAAAGAAAATAGCTTACAAATGTATATATTCCATTTATTTTGAGTAATACCATCCATAATCATCGATACTCCTTTTTTTGTATATTTATTACTTATTTTTTGGGTTGAAATAAAAGTAAATAATTTATTTTTAATTATATCATCATCTTCGTATAAATCTAATGATTGTTTAAAAAAATCTAATGGACCTATATCTTTATTTTCAATTTTATTTATTTTAATATCACCTATAGGATCTTTAACATTACATATAGGATCTTTAATATCATCAGGATCTTTAATATCATCAGGATCTTTAATATCATCAGGATCTTTAACATCATTAAGATCTTTAATATCACCTATAGGATCTTTAACATCATTAGGATCTTTAACATTACATATAGGATCTTTAACATCATCAGGATCTTTAATATCATTTATAAAATCTTTAATATCACCTATAGGATTAGGATCTTTACCAAAATATTGTATATCATCATAAGAACTAGTGGGAGTATCACATTGAATATCATTCAATGAAATTATCCATTTAGTATGTGAAAAAAACATTGCACATTGTGATGTTTTATCAATTTTATTTTTAAGTAATTCCATTATTAACTTATATATAGTTTATGTCTTATATGGTGTATCATAATCTAACTTATTTTCAGTTTGATTATTAAAAATAGAACTAGTTTTAGTTAATTTTTTCTTTAGAATATAAAACTTCATTGTGGAACTAACTTTGTTTTTAATAACAGGTAAAACATTCTCTTCTTCTGTAACAATATCAACAATATTTTCAATTTTAATATCATCAACATCATCTAAAGATTGAAAATTAGTTTTAATAATATTATTTTTAATATCTTCATATGCATCAATATTTTTAGTTAATTTATTACAATACATTATATATGTATATATTTGATCTATAACACTGATATCTAATCGCTGTAAATCAACAAAGATACCATTAATATTCTTTGAATAATTAGAATTATTGCTTTTAATAATTTTATATATTTCTTGATATTCAAACATAGAACATTTTACTATTTCGTTTTTAATAATATGTATTTTAGTTTTAATATCCATATTGTAATGTATTATTATATTTTTTCTATATAGTTTCTTCATTTTTTAATCATAATCATAATCATCATCATTATCATCATCATCATCATCAGATTCTGTATTAACTGTATCTGTTTCTATATTAACTATACCAATATCACCTTCTTTTAAATCTACTAAATCAATTACACTATCACTATCATCATTGCTATCTATAGCATCGTCTTGTTCATAAGAACCATCATCCACACTAAAATTATCTTCTTCAGACTTTTCAGACTTTTCAGACTTTTCAGTATTAATTGTATCAACTAATTCTTCAGTTTCTTCTGTATTATCATTATTTGGATTATTTATAACTAATCCAATTATAACAATTTTATTATCATTATAATGATATCTCTTTCTACATATTTTAACTGAAACATCACTACCAATACTTAGATCTTCAATATCATATTCATGCTTAATACCGGATGTTAATCTAGGTATTATAATATCAATAATAACTTTATCAGTATCATTATCATCTCTAACTTCTGCTTTAAATCCGGCATTATTACTAGATACAATTTTAGCTTCTAAAACTGTATCAATAGAAGGATTACAAATTAATGCATAACATACTGCTTTAAATTGAAAAGAACTATTAAAATGTTCTTTCATAGCAGTTCCAGGTGATCTTTTTATAATTTCAATACTATTTGCTTTAATATATCCATATTTAGTAATTTTATTTTCATATTTAGCTTGTATTTTTTCTAAAATAGCATCATCTATAGTGCTATTAGCTATTTGTGAAATGGATAAATTAATTAAAGTGCATATTTTATATTTTTTGAATATCTTAGTCATATTTTAATATTAAAGATTATTTTTTCATTTTTATATAAGGTATAATCAGTAAATTATTTTCATTATAAAATTTTTTTGCTATTTTCATACATTTATCGCTTTTATTTTTACTTTCTTCATTTAATATTTTATTAAGATTTACGGCTGGTTGTGTTTCGCATTTTGTGCCTTTATTATTACCAGAAACAATTTTAAAAATTAAGTTTGTAGCTAAAACTCCTTTTGATTTTTTTGGTACACATATAATACCATACATTTTCTTTTTATCTTTAATAATTTGTTCTTCATAATTAAAAGTATTAATATCAATATTATTACCTTTAAGATCTTTTATAGGTAAAGGATTATCAGTACTAAATAGATCAAAATAATTATTATTAACAATTATAGAATTATCAGATAAAAGTTTATATAATTTAGGATATTGTTTGTTGTTTTTAATTATATTAATAGCTATATTATCCCAATTAGTATTATCAATATACATTAAAAATTTATATAATAATTCAAAATCGTTAAAATCTTTTTCATATTTATCAATAATATTATTATTGTTAATCGGTGTTTTAGGTTTATTAACAATAATTTCATCTAATATAATTTCTTGTTCTACAATATCAGGATGATCAATAATTTTTTGAATACCATTGTTGTTAAATATTAGCAAATAATTCCCAATTTTATTTGGAAAAATTACATTATTAATAGCTAAATCTAAATATCTTTTATCATTACATTTTGATAATAATTCTTCATATGGAATATAATCTTTATCTTTAATCATATCTTTAATAATTGTAGAATATCTATTACTTAAAAACATATTTTCAGAACGTAAATTATTATCACTAATAAGATCTTTATCAATTGGTTCTTTATATTCTTTATTACTACCTAAAAAATATTCACGTTCAACTTGCTGTGAAGTAATAATGTTAATAGGATTTACGTTTTTAAACAAAGATCTTGGAAATACATTTAACTTTTCATTAATACGATTATCAAAAGCATTTTCTTCTATTATTGATATATATGATTTAATTTCAATTAGTTTTTTAATAGCAATATCATATGCGTGTTTATCTGCCGAAATATTACTATCATCTTCAAAATAACCACAATATACAAAAACAGTAATATTACGTAAATTAAGTGGAAGTTTAATATGACTACATCTACGAAAACCTCTTCCTATAATTTGTTCGTGTCTGTTAAAATGATACCAAGGATCTAATATATGCACTTCTCTAACATTATAAAAAGAAAGACCTTCACTAGCTTTTTTAGTAATTAATATCAATTTTAATTCATCTCCATATATATTACGATCACTATTAGCCAACTTAATAATATTTTCAATATTTTTAGAACTACCCGTATTAGTTATATGTTGATTATTTTCACTTGTAATTATAGCATATTTTAATTTAGGTATTCTTTTAACACTGTTATCATCCAATAAATTAAAATCTTTAGAAGTTGAATCAACATAACGAGAATATCCAATATATTCTAATGCTAAAGCTATTTGTAAAATACCATATTCAATGTAATTGGAATAAATAATTGCTATACCTGTTGTGTTGTTAATATAATCAATAATTCTAGAAATTTTAGGTGCATATGTAGATATATTAGTTTGATCTAAAACTTTAGTTTTACCAATAGATTTATATTTAAATTCAGTTTTTGAAAAATGTTGTTTAGGTGAATATGCAATATTCATATACTTAGCACTATGTATAATATTATCAGTATTTTTAATAATTTGCTTATTATTTAATTTAACTTGAATTAATCCATCAGGTGTTATATCTCTCATTGAAGCATCATTGTGTTTTATTCTAATAGGATATACAAAAGGGTTTTGGCTATTAATATACGAAATATACTTTGATGAAAGTTCAGCTAATACATCATTTGTTAAACTATTAATTTTAGTTTTACCATCATTTATTAATAATAAATTAAGTAGATCTTTAATTTCACTTGCTTTATTAAACATTGGTGTTCCAGACATTAAAACTAATCTATTGTTCTTACCATTTTGAATTGCTGATTCAACTTTTGAATATATTTTAAGTAATTCTGCTTTAGTAATATTTTCATCATCATCTTCATCATCATCATCATCTTCAATAGGATTACGTAAATTATGTGCTTCATCAATAAGAATAGTTTTATTTTCAAGTTTAGTATCATATTTTAGAAATTTAGCATAGGTCATAATATTATATCGTTGTTTTATAAATTGATTTAAATGCAATGTAGAATCAAAATTATTTAATTTATAAATATTTTCGGAACATTGATTAATATTCTTATTATGAAAATCATATATAGTATTCATAAAGTTTTTAATTAATGTTTTAGGTAAAATAACAATTATAGGCGGTTCTTCAAAATTATTATGACC